CCAGAAAGTTATTTCCAAAATCTAGGAACTAAATTAGAAGGTAATGCAAATTATGCTGGCATGAGTGCTTCTGATATTACAATGGAAAGACTTAGGGAATCTGGCAACAGGATGCCTAGCGTAAATGTAACTGTTGATGCAGCACAATCTGGCGATAAGTTTTCTCAATTAATAGCAGAAATGATTCAGGTGGCAGGTAGAAGCGGATATAACACTTCTGCTGCTGGACAGTTGCCGTAATGACATTACCTGTAATAAATGCAATAATTAACTTTAGCACTGGGCCGAGTTTTGCTCAGGCTGCAATATTTGACCAAGCCATATTTGGCACTAACGTATTTGCTGATTCAACATCCGTAATCGTAGATGTATCTAATCAGGTGAATAGAATAGAAACTAATAGAGGCCGTACTGCACTCAGTGATGAATTCCAGACAGGCTCACTTACTCTACGCTTGACAGATCAGAATGGTGATTTTAACCCACAGAACGTAACAGGGCCGTACGCAGGACTTCTAACGCCTATGAAAAAAGTGCAAATTACTGCTACTTATGGATCAGTTACTTATCCTATATTTGCAGGTTATATTACAAGTTATGTTACAAGTTACCCACAAGAATCAGAAGATGTAGCGATTACTACCATACAAGCTGTAGATGCTTTTAGATTAGCCCAATTAGCCCAAATAAGCACAGTGGCTGGTACTAGCGCAGGTGAATTATCTGGTGCTCGCATCAACGATATTTTAGATCAGATTTCATGGCCAGCATCACAAAGAGATATTGATACAGGTCTTACTACATTACAAGCAGATCCCGGTACTAACCGCACAGCATTACAAGCATTGTTTACTGTAGCCAACTCCGAGTATGGCGCTATCTATGTCAGTGCTGATAATAACTTTGTATTCCAAGATAGAGGCGTAACTGTCAGCTCTATTGGTGGCACGCCTACAGTGTTTACAGATGATGGATCTGGCATACCTTACTTCGATGCCACTTGGATATTAAATGACGTATTAGTATTTAATAAAGCAACTATTACTAGAGCTGGTGGTAGCCCACAGGTAGCCCTAAATCAAGCCAGCATAGATAAATACTTTCTCCACAGCTATTTCTTAGATAACCTATTAATGGAATCAGATGCCGTAGCCCTAGATTATGCCAGGGCTTATGTCGCCTCTAGGCAAGAAACCAGTATACGAGTAGATGCCATAGTCCTAGACCTATACACACCTAGTTATAACTCAGGCATAGTAGCCGCCTTAGACCTAGATTTCTTTGATCCAATCACAGTTAAGACCACACAACCTGGTGGATCTGTGCTAGAAAAGACATTACAGATTTTTGGGGTAAGGATGAATATAACCCCGAATAGTTGGAAAACCACCTTCACAACGCTAGAACCAGTGATAGATGGGTTTATAATAGGCAACGTAGATTACGGGGTCTTAGGACAAAACGTTTTATCTTATTAAGGAGTAGAAATGCCAACAGGTTTACCAGCAATAACAGGTGATGTATTAACAGCTACCAATTATAACTCATTGGTTGCCTTCACAGTAGGTACTGCCAACACAAGCGATTACACAGCTGTATTAGCAGATCAGTACCAAGTATTAGAAGTTATGAATAAGGCAACTGCAATAGCCTTTAAGATACCAACAGATGCTTCTGTAGCATTTCCAGTAGGTACTGCAATAACAGTATTAAACATTGGTGTTGGTGATTGCACAATTAGCGCAGTAACACCTGGCACAACAACAGTGTTAAGTGCTGGCGCAGTTCCAGCATCACCAGTATTAGCCCAATATAAAACAGCCGTGTGCATTAAAAAAGGTGCAAATGATTGGGTAGTGGTAGGCGGCATTGCTTAATTCATTATTAGGTACTTTGTCTAGTGGTGTGCCACCAATAACAGGCTCATACGAATCTATACAAAGTGCTACACCTACAAGCGGTTATAGTGTTAATTTTACAGGGATTGCTAGTACTTATGCCTCTTTACAATTAAGAATTCATTTTATTTCAAGTGATGCAAATTTCAATAATATAACTTTACAATTTAATAGTGATACAGGATCAAATTATGCAAGGCATCAATTAGTTGGTTCTGGCTCTGCTGTTGCGGCTGCTGGTACGGCAAACGATACACAATGCGTTTTAACTTCTAATCCAAATTCTAGTCCTGGAACAACTACACCAAGAGTTGCTATTGTAGATATTCACGATTACGCATCAACAACAAAATATAAAACTGTTCGCGCTTTTAGTGGTTTTGACAGCAATAGTACAAATAGTGCTTTAGGTTTATACTCAAGTTTATGGATGTCAACATCTGCAATTTCTAGTATTACAGTTGGTTTTTTTCAACAATTAGCGGCAGGAACAACTATTTCCCTTTACGGAATCAAAGGATAAAATGGCAACTACATACGAGAAAATTGCTACAACTACTTTGGGTAGCAGCGCAGCAGATTTCACTTTATCAAGCATACCTGCAACCTATACTGATTTAAGATTAGTTATAGTAGGTAAAGGTAATGGCGGAGAAATTTATCCCGAAGGTTATCTCAATGGAGTAACTACTGGCAGTTTGTATTCCAACACTTTATTAAATGGTAATGGCGCATCTGCTACATCTGGTAGAAACTCTAATCAAAATAGGTTTAGTTTGGGTGCTCCACAATATCCTAATAATACTAACTTTACCTTTATTACTATTGATATATTTTCTTATGCTGGTTCTACATTTAAGACTTTACTAACAACTGTTTCTACCGATAAAAACGGCACAGGTGGTGTAAACGCTACTGTTTCTCTTTTTCGTTCAACATCTGCACTTACATCTATTACAATTACTGATGGTGGTGCTGGCTTTGGTTGGGCAACAGGAACAACCGCAACCCTCTACGGAATACTAAAGGCGTAACTATGGCAACCTATACTTTAATTGATTCAGAAGTTTTAACAACAACCGCAGCCAGCGTTACCTTTACGGGTATACCCTCTACAAGTTATACAGATCTTTTAGTAAGATGCTCATTAAGAACCTCAAATGCAAATGTAAATGATTATGTACAATTTCAAATAGGGGGAATTACCTCTAATGATTACACAGACACATATGTCTATAACCGAAATGGCTCGGCTGGTAGCGGTTCTGGTAGCTCTACAAATGGTTTTTATTATGCAATAGCGGCTTGCGGTGCTAACGCTACTTCTAACACTTTTTCCTCAGCAGAGGTTTATATTCCAAATGCTTTTGGTAGCACATTTAAACCAGTAGGCAGTACTTGGACAGTTGAAAATAACTCATCATCAAGTTATGCCATAACTGCAACTGCTCAACTTTTAAGCAATACAGCAAGCATTACAAGTATGACATTTATTACGAGTGCTGGTAATTTTGTATCAGGCTCTTCATTTTATTTATACGGAATATCCAACGCTTAACAAAGGAGAAAATATGTCAGATACACCTACTAAGGTAGTAGTTGATTGCAGTACAGGAATTACTGAGGTGATTCCATTAACTGAGGCTGAGATTGCAGATCTAGAAACTGCAAGAATAGCGGCTGAGGATCAACGCAAGGCAGCAGAGGCAGAGGCAGCAGCTAGAGCTGAGGCTAAGGCTGAGTTGTTAGATCGCTTAGGCATTACAGCTGACGAAGCAAAACTACTTTTAAGCTAATGAAACCCTGGTTATGCAAAGCTGGGGCGCAGTTGAGAGATCAAGTTGATACCTGGTTTCCAGATCGCAGCACTGCCAGTCCAGAAGGGTGGCTGGGCGATAGTCGTCATTCCTCCAGAAAATCGGATCATAATCCAGACAAATCTGGGGTCGTCAGAGCAATTGATATTAATGCTCGGTTACAGTCATCCGACAGCCTCGCACCTTATCTGGCTGACCAAATCAGAATCGCAGCCAAATCGGATTCACGCATATCATACGTCATCTATAACGGGCGGATATGCTCGAAAATATTAAATTGGAAATGGCGTAAGTACAAAGGCATAAATCCGCACCGCTCACACATACACGTTAGCTTCACAAAGTTAGGCGACAATGACGGCAAGCCGTTTGACATACCACTACTAGGGGGAAAAATATGAATATGAAGAATCCTTATGTACTTACACTAGGTGCATTTTTATCAGCATGGGCAGCATCTAATTTCGATGTTGATTATAGGGCAATTCTTTGGGCAGTACTCGCAGGTGTATTCGGGTATGCAACTCCGAAAAAATGAGTCCAACAGAATGGGCTGGCTTTGGCGCTGGCGTTATGGCCGTGCTATCAGGCGGCATAATCGGATTACGTTTTCTCGTTAAAGGTTGGCTCAATGAGTTACGCCCTAATGGTGGTTCTAGTATGAAGGATCAATTAACACGATTAGAAAAGCGTGTCGATGATCTATTTACTATCATAAGTAAGTCATAATTTCAATATGGCTACTAAACGCAAACCAAAGAAGATGGTGCGTAAGCGCAGGACTACTAAAGAGCCTGTCTTAACTAAATTAGATTATTGGGCTATTGCAGCCAATGAGGTATATAAGGCTTGCCGTAAAAATGGCATGGATGAGTCTACAGCTCTAGCCTTTGCTATGGATCGTACAAGTTATCCAGATTGGATAGTTGATACTACAGATCCAATAAAAAATCCTTTAGATGATTATGAGGAAGACGATTAAGCGCATAGCGTTTGTATCAGATCTGCAAGTACCTTTTTTTAATGAAAAATCTGTCAAATCAGTAGGCCGCTTTTTAGCCAAATGGAATCCGCACCGCACTATCTGTATTGGTGATGAAATTGATTTACCACAGCTAGGTGGTTTTAATGCTGGCACCATTGATGAGATGGTTGGCAACATAAACGATGATAGAAAACAAACACAAGAAGTCTTAACATACTTAGGCGTAACAGATGTACTCGGTAGTAATCATGGAATCAGACTTTATCGATCTATTAAGAAAAGATTACCTAGTTTCTTAAACCTGCCAGAGATGCAATACGAACGCTTTATGGGTTACGATAAATTAGGCATAAAATTTAGCCCATATGGTATTGATTGGGCACCAGGTTGGACAGCCGTTCATGGTGACTCTTTCCCTCTTAGCCAAGTACCAGGACAAACAGCCTTAAACGGGGCTAGAAGGCTAGGTAAGAGCGTTGTCTGTGGGCACACCCATAGACTCGGGGTATCGGCCTTTACAGAGGCATCTAGAGGCCAATTAGGGCGTACTGTATGGGGTGTTGAGGTTGGCAATTTAGTAGATTTAAGCAGTTCAGGCATGGCGTATACAAGGGGCTATGCTAACTGGCAACAAGGCTTTGCCGTGGCATACGTGCATGAGCGTAAGGTTCAGGTTATAACCATCCCTATCAATGCAGATGGCAGCTTCATATTTGAGGGCAAACTTTACAAATAACGTTATCAAATCGTTATCAAAATTAAGCCCGAAATCATCCACAAAGTCGTACACAGGTGTCACACTATTGACATGCCACAAAGCGTGTGCATAGAAGGTAGGGCTACAAATGAATAACATATGGCTAGAAGCTAGACAGGATGGTCTGATATTTTTTTGGATTATGTTAGGTCTAGCAATATTGGTACTGGCGTATTGGAAAATACAAAGTAAAGCGTTTGAACGTGGCTACTGGGTTGGCAGATCAGCTGGTTGGAAAGCATCTATTGAGCATAATCAGAAGATCGAGAAACTAAGATCTAGGGCAGTATTTGATTATGACAAACACTGAGAAACTATTTGCAGATGCAACAGCACTCATACATCAAAGAGGATCATTATACGGCCATCCGCACCTGCAAAATAGTCGAGTTGCAGAATTGTGGAGTGCTTATCTATGTTTTCCAATTACTGCAAATCAGGTCGCAATGTGTATGGCACTTGTCAAAATTAGTCGAAGTGTCGAAAGTCCAGAGTATGACGATAACTATAAAGATGCTTTGGCCTATATCGCAATATCCAAAACTTGTCACGAAGCAATGCAAGATGATGCATTAGATTGGCAGGAATAATGGCCTTTGATCTTAGTAATTACGAAACAGTAGATGAGCGTCTACATAAATGGTGGAAGGATTATCCAGATGGAAGATTGGAAACAGAGCTTATCGAGGCCACAGACACTAGATTCATTGTGGTATGTAAACTCTACAAAACAGAAGCAGATCTCAAAGCGTGTGCTACGGGGCTTGCGTTGGAGAATATTAGTGATAGAGGCGTTAACGCAAATTTCGCTTTACCTAATGCGGAAACAAGTGCGATTGGTAGAGCGCTTGCAAACGCAGGTTTCTCAGCTAAAGGTAAGCGACCAAGCCGAGAGGAAATGGCCTCAGTAAACGCTAAGTCAGAATCATTTAGTGTAGAAAACAAGCTAGAAGACCCAGTGCAATGGGGCGATAGTGATTGGACTACAGCTGTGCCAGAAGCACCTAATCCACCGCCAGAATGCGGCTGCGCCAAAGGCATGGCATTAAAGAAGGGTCTAAGTAAGACAACTAAAAAACCTTTTTATGGTTATATCTGTTTAGATAACATCAAAGAGCATGCTATCTGGGCTAAGCAAACTGCCACGGGTGCATGGTACTTCCCGAAGGATAAGGAGTAACTATGGGCTACATAGCGTTTATTAATGGTAGGGGTGTGCAGGTTGTCATGGATGATAATGGCGTACACCTAGAGCCAACAGTAATCAAGTGCGAAGTCTGTGAAGATGATCGTGTCTTTAGAGATGGCACATGCTTCAGATGCCATGAGCTGATAAATCGTGACTAATCACGCCACGTTTAAGTGTAATGGGTGCAAGCGTAACACCGAGTTTCTGTGGCTAGATGCTACAGATATGCCAGATGGTTTTAAGCTGTATCAATGCATGGATTGTGGCTGTGTTGGAGTTAAGAATATAGCAGAGGCTTTGCATGTACCAGATTCTGATATATGCAGATGTGATAAGTGTGGTGGTTGGAAGTTTGAAGCCGTGGTC